CGCCGTTGGCCAGCTCGTCGAAGATGCCCATGACGACCGACGAGACTTTGCGGACAGCGTTCCCGGCATCGGTGGACAGCAAGTCGAGCCCGCTCACGACGTACGTGCCGAGCACGTCAAAGGTGTTCTGGATCAGACTCACCCACGGCTCGATCACCCCCAAGATTGCCGCCTGCCCGCGGAGCCACGCCGCATTCACGCCAGCCCAGAGGATGTCGATCGCCCCGGCGATGTCCCCGGCCGCGATTGAGTTGTAGATGCCGGTGATCGTCGTTGACGTTGTCTCGCCGAGATCGGCAAGCAACGCCTTCGCGTCGTTGATCGGGCCTGCAAACACGCCACCGATAGCACCGGCCGACTGCACGAGCTTTCCGAGATCGACGCCTGCGGCATTTGCAGCGAAGGCGATTCCGCCAAGTGCCGCGGCCACGGCGAGTGCCGGCCCAGCCAGTGCCATGACGATCGACATCACCGCCATCAAAGGCTTGGAGAAGTTGGCAATCGTGAACGACACGACGGACATCGTCTTCCCGAACCCAAACATCAACGCCCCGACGCCGACGAGCGCCCCGCCGACCGCAAGCACCTGGCGGACGAGTTGCTCGTTCTCGCGGACGAACCGAGAAGCGGCTTCCGCCATGCCGGCAATCGCGTTTGCCACTCCGACGATCGCCGGGGCGACTGCCTGACCAACAGACTCACCCAGCGACAGCAACGACGTTTGAGCCCGAAGAACTTCCTCGTTCTGGCTGGAAAACGCCATGCCGGCGGCCATGATCGGTGCCACGATCGCGGTGCCAGCCGCCATGAACGACGTGCCGAGCTTTGCCAATCCGCCGCCCATTTTGCCGACCACAGCGTTGATTCTGCCGAGAGCCGCGATCGCCCTGGACGAATCAGCCCCGATCTCGATATAGACCTGACCGCCGCGGACTGCTGATGCTGACATCTGTCATCCTCCGGCGGGGCCGAACAACGCTTCAAGGTCGGCTTGGGTCGCTTCTCTCTTCGGTGTCGGTTTCGACTTCGTGAACGGGTTGAACTTCGCGGCCTCGACTGCCGGCTTACCCTGCCCGCGGTGTGCGTTGTAAAACTGCGAGAGCATCTGTGCCGTGTGCCACCAGTCGGATTCCAGCCGAGCATCGCGGGCCGCCATCAACTCTCGGAGGGTGCGGTTGTCGGGGTCGAGGCCGGTGATTCCGGCACATTCCCAGACGACGGCCCAGGAGTCTGAAGCGCCGCCTCCGCCTGCTTGGTCACCTCGTCGGCCAGCTCCGTCATCCGGGCCGACAGCGAGGTCACCACGCCGCGGAGGCGCGGGGGGAAAAAACCGACAAGCTCCTCCTCGACTGCTAGCCCTCCCTGCTCAAGCGACTCGCCGCGAAGAGCGTCGAGAAACTCTTCCTTGGTGAGCCCGGCCTTCTCGATCGCTGGCAAGAGGATCGCGTAGAGCGTCTCACCGAGGGCGGAGAAGTTCGACCGCAAGACCTGAAACGTCCTGGCGATCTCGCCGGCGTCGATCAAGTCGAACGGCACCGCCTCGGTCGGGGCCGGCTCGTCGGCCGTCTTCGGCGGCAGCACCACGCGGACCAAGTCCTTCACGCGGGCGGCCGACGACACCGTCAGCGAGACATACCACGGCCGACCCTTGTCATCTCGAAACTCTTTCACGTGCGCAGTCCTGTTTGGGTCTTCGTCATCTGGATTGACCAGACGCGGGCGTCGTCCAGCGGCTGGGAATCCGAGACGTTGGCGACGACCGCCGAAAACGAGTAGCCGTTGGTGACGACGGCGATCTCCGTGCCGGCAATGGCTGCCGCGATGGCGGTCGTAGCCGCGGCGTCGTCGATTGTGTCGATGGTGATCGACACCCCATACCCGGTGTGGTACGAGATCGTCGCCCGGCTGCCAAAGGGCGTGATCTCGCGGGTGGTGCCGGCAACGCTGACTTGCACGTCGCGGACGCCGGGAACGGTCACGCCGTCCCACGTCACGACCACGTCACGCCCGAGAGAAATGGCCATGCTGCCTCCCGGTCAGGAGGTCTTCTTGGCGGTCAACGTAAACGTCACCGGCCCGTCGAGCGGCCGATTCTCTGAGACGTTGGTGACGATGTAGCCCGTGCCGGCACCGGCGAGGCTGGAGATAACCGCCGTCGCGTCGAGGCACTCAATCTCAGCGGTGCGGGTGATGAATCCGCCGGTGGCCGCCTTGTAGGAAATGCCGCTCGCGTTGACGAGCCCGCGGTGCGTCACGTCGATCGCGGTCGACTCTTGGTTCCACGTCACCGCGATAACGCCCGTCGCGCCGTTGCCGCCAGTTGGTGCGCCGCCGTCCCGACCGAGAGTCACAGCCATGATTGCTCCTTACTGAACGCCGCGGGTGCAGGAGACGCTGAAGGTGGTCTTGTCGTCGAGCGGCTCGGACTGGCTGACGCTCGTGACGAGGAACTTGACCGAGGAAAGGTTGTGGCCGTTGGCCCCGGAGGCACTGACCGTGACGACGCTGCCGACAGTCACGCCCGGCGCGTCGATGCAGGTCAGGTCGAGCGTCTGCTCGGCCCAGCCGCGCAGAATCGTCCGCTCGGTGTCGCCGGACTTTGTTTTGTCGATCTCAGTGAACGTGGTCGTGATCGACCCGTCACTGACGTTGGAGATCCCCGTGTAGGTGACGTTCTTGCCGAGGACGATCGTTTCGCCGGCCATTGAAGAGCCTCCGCTGGGGGTGTGGCTCTATCGTCGGCGGCAGGGCGGCAAGGCCGGAGGGGGTGTGGCTGGTCAGAACAGCTTGAGCTGCTTCTGACCGCCGGACGCCGGGCCGGAAATGAAGTCTCGGAACGCCTCCGGAATCTTCGGCCCGGCCTTCTCGACGCCCTGTCCCATGTACCGGCGACCCTTCACCCGGCGACGGCCCCAGAAGAAACTCTCGCCCCAGATCAGACGCCGGCCGCGGCGGTATTCCACGAACTCGCGGACGCCCTTCGGCTCGTTGGACAGGGTGCCGAAGACGGCCCCGGCGAACTTCTTCGGGGCTCGCTTCGGGATGACCGAGCCCGGCGTGAACCACAGCGACACGCTGCCGCCGACTTCGTGCAGCTTGTTCATCGAAGGAGCCATCCGCGGACCGATGACCACCGACTGCGTCACCGAGTCGTAGTCGGAAATGATGTCCGACCGCAGGAATCCCTTAGGGAATCTGTCAGTCTTCCAACTCGTCACCCGATCCGGCTTGGGGATCTGGTAACGCTTGATGACGATCTGCCGGCCGTCCTTCGTTCCGCCGTCGATGAACTTCGGAAACGTCAGTTCCTTGCGGACAGACATCGAGCGTTGGGTGGCGCGACGAACTTCCATGCCGGCGATCTTGAGCGCCTTCGCTCGCCCGGTGCCGACGCGGGTCTTCAGCTCTGCCCACTTAAAGAGCGTGATGTTTTGGGCCTTGCGGATGGCCCGCTTTTCCGACGGCTCGAGCATCGACAAATCAACGTCGAATTGGATGCCGCCGGCACTCGTAATCCTGGCTCGCTGCTTCGGCATCATCCATGTCATATCAGTGGCTCCTCGGCACGCGGAACGTCACCACGATCCCTGCCCGCCACACGTTCCGCTCTTGCAAAGCGTCGCCGGGATTCTTCTCGACGACGATCGTCTGCGGCGACGTAACGCCGGTCGGCCACGTGATCCCCGGCCAGTCGTGATCTTCGAGGTAGCCCAGCAGCTCCTCGAGCATCTCGAGCATCACGTCGCAATCCGCCTCTTCCGGGGTGTGCCGGGCAAGGTAGATTTCCACCGCGTAATCGCGCATGTGCGACGACCGGGCGATCCGCTCCGACTCGATCGAGCCGTCGGTGACGCAGATCACCGGGTCGGCGAGGTCTTCGATGTCGTAGCTGGGGAAGTTCTTCGTCTCGACGGTGACCGTCGCGGCCGTCGCCGTAAACGTCACCGCGTCAAGCGAAGCGACGAGCGCCGTGATGATGTCAGCCTGGATGCTCATAGGCTCGCCTCCATTGCCGCTGCGTTGCCGACGATCCGCTCGTCCCAGTGCAATTGTGCGGCAGCGGCCCTGGCATGCGTCAGGGCGTCCGCCTTGCGGCCGAGGTGCCAGAGGGCGATCGACGCCAACTCTGCCGCCCGAGCCTTCGCCAGCGGGTCTGTGGCATGCGTGCTGATCGGCGACGCAATCGCCCGCTCTGCAAACTCCAGCGACCGCGGCCAGTCCTCGCCGTGATGAGCGGCCAGCGCCAGCCGTTCCCACCCGTCCGGCTCGCCCGGCGATTCCTTCGCGGCTCGCTCGAGGTAAGCGCCGTCGCCGGTGATCGACGCCAGCCGGCGCAGAGCGTACGCACGCTCCGTCGGCGATCCGCCGGGCATCTTCAGGAAGCCCGCGAACTCGCCCGCCGCCGTCGGGATGCCCGCGTAGTCCAATTCCCGAGCGTAGTACCACCGCGCCCGTGCGTCGGCCGGCGACTCGTTGACCGCGACCTTGAGCAAGTCGAGGTCCGTCTTGTGGGCCTTGCCCTTGTCGCGATGATGCTCGACCACCAGGCCGTCGCACTTCCGCTGCACCTTCTCTCCCGACCAGCAGACGAGCCCTTCGTGCGTGGCCTGCCGCCAAATGAATCCCGACCGGGCGTGGACCCGATCGCAGTGGAACCGCAGCAGCGGCTTTCCGGCGTCGTCCATGCTCCACCAATAGTCGTAGACGAGATTATTGGCGGTGCCGTCCCACGCCGCTTCGATCGCCGCCCGCCAGCCCGGCTGGGGCCGCTCGTCGAGATCGACGCGGAAGGCCACATCGACATCGGGCGGCAGATTGCAAAGAGCCTGCGTCCAGGCGACATCCCAGCGCCAAGGGACCACGTACGACCGCGCCACCTCCACGCCGGCCGCCTGGAGCAGCTCGACGGTGCCGTCGGTCGAGCCGGTGTCGGTCACCACGCGGACATCGGCATCGGCAGTCGCCGCGGCCCACGCTTCCGCGTGCTTCGCTTCGTTCTTGGCGAGGGCGTAAACGCCAATCCTCATAGCGTGTACTCCTTCGGGTTTCCCACCGTGTACCACGCCAGCGGCTCCTCGACCCGCATGATCCCGGTGAGCCTGGAAGCCCGCTGCCAGTAGTCCCAGTCCTCGCCGAAGCCGACGGCTTGCTGATCGCCCAACCGTTCGACGATCTTGCTGTGGATCATCGCGGTCGAGTTGATGACGGGATTCATGGCGCGGCAGATCGCGGTTACGTCGCGGGTGGTGTCGGTGATGGCGACGCCTTGCGTCTCGTGGTGGTAGCCGCTGACCACGCCCCCGATGTCTCGGTTGAAGGCGTTTGAGCAGAGCACCCCGTAACGGCCGTTGGAGCCGACCGCGTCAAACTGAACCGCCGACTTGGTTCCGATCCACTCGTCGTCGTCGTCAAGGAACGCCACCCAGCCGGAAAAGCCGATTTTCAAGACGTGCCGGATCGCCTCGTTTCGCACGGTGCCGACGGCAAAACCCGCCCCGGTTTCCTCTCGGCTCGAGACGGCCCGCCGGAGGACGGTCAGCCGCGGGCTGCCGACGATCTCTTCCAGCCACTGATAGCGGGGATCGTCGGAGGCGTCGTCCACGACGAACACTTCCGCCGGCGGGACGGTCTGCGTCAGCGCCGACCGGATTGCCCGCAGGCAGAGCCGGTAGCGGTTGCGTGTCGGGATCACGACGACGTAGTCATTCATTGGTAGCCCGCCAGGATGGTGCCGTTGTGGTCGCAGTGCCAGTGGTCAAACCAATCCGGGTGCAGCCGCCAGACGTTGGCCCACGTGTTCACCTCCCACGTGGCATGCCCGGCCTCGATCTGCCGCTGGGCCTCGATCCGTACCGCCATGTCTAGCCACGACGCCATGTTCCGAGGCACGGCAAGCACCCCGCCGGCACAGTGCCACGCCACCCGCTCCGGCGGCACCGGCACGAACGGCGGCCCCCAGATCGACGCCATGCCGACCCGATCGCGGCATCGCTCGCCGGCACGCTCCGCCAGGCGTCGGATGCCGTCAGCGGTGATGCCCGGCACGTGGAAGATTCCGAAATCGATCCAGAGCAGCACTTCGGCGTCGGAGTAGCTGGCAGCGTCGGCGAGCCACGCCGTCTTCTGGTGCTGAACGCTCAGGAACGGCCGTGTGTCCTTGCCGGCCGTGCCGTCCGGCAGCCCGGCCCCGTCGGATGCCTGCCAGTACCAGCAGCGCTCGAGCGACGCATGCAGCCGCAGCAGGCCGGGCCGGGACCGCATCACGGCCGACGGATCGAGAAACGCGACCGTCGGCAGCCCGACATCAACGAGCTGCTGGCCAAGATCGGTGTACCGCTCGTGGCCGCGATGCTCGCTGTCGAGCCGAACGTACCCGGTCACGATATGGGCTGGAGCAGATCGCATACGTCCTCCTCTGCGAGCGTTGTCGTCCACGCCTCCGCGTCGTTGACGCCGAACGACACGACGATCTGCCCGTCGAGCGCCGCTAGCCCGGCGGCGAACTCGATCGTTTTAGTGCCCTTGAACGCAAACAGCGGCGACCACCGGCGAATCGTGAACTCCGAGTCGAACCACACGAAACGATGCTCGTAGGCTCGCCGGCCGTCCTCGAGGTGAGCGACTTCGTGAACGATGGCCAGCCAGCCGCCGCGGACCGGCACGAGCTGCCCGCCGCCCCGGAAGCTTTTGGCGAGGTGCGGAGCCGCGCCCCGGCCGGTCACCTCGTACACGCCCGGCATGTCGTCGTCGGCCGTCACGGTGACCGTCTGCCCGCCGTGGTTCGCGGCGTAGAGCCAGCCGTCCTGGCCGTGCAGCGGCATCCAGTTCTTCTCGTGAACGCCGAGTCCTTCCCATTCCAGCACCCTAAGCCCGTGCAGGCGGGCCTCGCCCACGTCGAGGTCGGCCACGCCGATCCGGCACTGCCCCTGCCACGGTGCCGCGTCGCGGACCGTCGCGGAGACACCGACGCCGCGGGGCGTGCGACGGAGCCGGCAGTCTTCGAGGCCGTGAACCGGGTAGCCGTTCGGCTCGTAGGCCGGCGGGACGATTACCCGCCGGTCGTAGGCGTTCCCGTCGCGGTCGATTCGGCAGAGGATGTTCTCGGTGCGGATCCCGTCGGCGTCCTCCGGCGGAATCACGTACCGGCCGGCCGCGTCGATCCGGTAGTTGCTTGACCGCACGATCGCCAGGAGGCCGGTGCCGTCGGCAAGGATCGTTGGGTTGAACGTCGTCCAGCCGGCGTGCGCCGGCTCGACTTCGATCCGCTGGGGCGCGTGGTAGGCCAGCTCGGCGAGCAGCGGCGTGTACCACGTGCGATTCGCCCGCGCTTGCCGCTCGAGGTCGTCCGGCAGCGGCCTGTTGAGTAGCCGGTCGCTTGCTCGTCGTCCCGTCTCGATCTCGCCGCAGTAAAAGGCGTGAATTGCCAGGGCGTGTAGGTGTTCTTGCATGCGGTCCTCCTCGGCTGGCAATCGTGCCGGGAGGGGCGGGGGGAGCGGAGGGGGTGCGTCAGCGTCCCTGCGCCTTCTTCGCGGCCAGCCGCTTGGCGAGGAAGGCCGCAGCATCGGCGTCAAAGTCGGGGTTGTAGAGCTTGAAGTCCTTCATGTGGCCGATGACCAGATGGCAGTCGGTGCCGTCGCAGATCGGAGCGACGTTGGATTCCACCAATTCGAGGTCCGGCCGCAGAGAAAACGGCAGTTTGTGGTGGCCCGTGAGCGGTCCCCGCGACCCGCAGCAGACGCAGGTCTTGCCCCGCAAGAACGCCTTGACCCACGCGGGCCACTTGCTCGATCGCGGCACGCCAGCGGCGATGAGGCCGGGATCAGGGCGGCGAAAGAGATTCAGCAAGCTCATTTCCACACTCCCGCGTCGTTTACCGACGGAATCCCCAGACGCCACTCGGAGCCGGTGTTGACGTAGGCATCGCCGTTTCGCCACGTGCCGGCGTCATTCACAAACAGTTTCCTTGGCAGTCCCGCCGCCCGATCCGGCAGCGGCGTCAGCCCGATCCCGCGACGGGAGGCAAGCAGGCGGATTTCGGAGGGCGTGAGGGCGCGGTTGTAGATGCGGATGTCGTCAGTGAGTCCGGCGTAGAAGTCAGCGAGAGAGTTTGGATTTTTTCCAATCGTCACAGCAGTCGAGGCGGCGTTAGTAGTCATGGTCTTGGTCGCGCGGAGAACTCCATCAACGTACACCTCATACCGCGTGCCAGCATTTACAACCGCAGCATGCCTCCATACGCCGTCGAGAACGCCCGCCGTGCCTACAGAGTCGCCAAACTGAGTTACGCCGATACCGTTGGTTCCGAAAGTAGCGGATGTGCCGAACCCGACAAGAAAGAGCGCGCCCGTCGATGCGTTTCCGTAGCCGATCAGCCATCGGAATTGATTCGACGAGAGCGACATCGACGAATTAAACCACACCGAAACGGACCTATCTCCGTTCGGGCCGAGCGTTGGCACTGACACAAAATCATTCGTGCCATCCAAGTTGAGCGCAACCCCGCTGCCGCTTGCCCGCCAGTTGTCCTGGCCGCCCATATTGGTCAGCGTGCCGTGGTTATTCCGCCCGCTGCGGTCGATCAACGACAGACCGCTTGCACCAAGCGACGGGCAAGCCGCGAAGACGAGGCCCTGGCGAAGCGATGGGTATTCGTGACGCGACATCAGTTGATCGTCTGGAAGACAGGCTGGAGCCGGATCTGGTGATTCCCGGCGGTGCTGTTCAGGTTCACGCCGGTCGAGTGCGTGATGAACAACACGACCTTCGGCGGCAGCACGCCCCCGAACGCCGCAGCGAGCGACACCGGGCCAAAATGGTAGGTGCGGTCGCTGGTGTTTGCCGTTGCCATCTGAGCCACATACCTGCAGACGCTCGCCTTGATGTCGGCAGAAGTGATCGTCTCGGCGGACTCGGTGCCGTCAAACACGTCCGGCCAGCTAGTGCCGTCCCACGAACCGACAGCCCACACCTCGATTGACCGTGCGGCCGTTGGCGAGGTGCCCGCGGTGATCTTGCCGCTGACGAGGTAGTCGAGGAACAGGTTGGCGGAATTGTCGATCACCGCCGACTCGCGCCCCGTCAGCAGGTTGGTGTCAGTGGCCATCGACGCCAGCGTGATCGTGAGATCGGAGGCGGTGCCGTATGCCAACTTCAAATCAGCCATTGATCGACCTCCGAGCGTTGATGACAAGCCCCACGCCGATCTCCGGCAGCCCTACCGATTCCGTCCAGGGGATCGACACATCCGCCAGCGCCGACAGCGCGTCGGCCTGCGGCTGCGAACAGATACCCGCCTGGACGAGCGCGGCCCGCATGCCGATCACCGCTGGCCGGTCCATGTCGACGCTCTGGATCGTGCCGCTCTGGTCATCGATCCACGCCAAAACGGTGATCGCCAGAGCGCGAACGGCCGGCGTGGGCGACTCCCGAGCCTCGACGAGCAACGGCCAATAGCCGCCCTCGATGGCTGTCTGCCGGACCTGCCACGTCGGCACCGGGCGACGGACGGACACACGGAGCCCGTTAATCGCGTCGGCAACGAGCTGGTCGGAGAGGCCGGCGTATTGCGGCTCGCGGATCTTCGCGGCGAGAGCGGACAAGTTCATTGCGGCCTCACGAATGACGTAGGTAAAGGTCGCCCGCATTCCCGCCCGTCGGGTAGGCCGTGCCGAACGAAAAGACGATGCCCGTGGGGCCAGTCGCGCCGGTGGCCCCGGCCGCGCCGTTGCTGCCGGCGGCACCGTTGCTGCCGGCGGCACCGGGACTTCCGGTCGGGCCGGTCGGGCCATCGGCCCCGGCGCTGCCGTTGCTACCGGCGGCCCCCGCCGCGCCCGTCGGCCCCGTGGCCCCGGCACTTCCGTTGCTTCCTGCTGCCCCGTTGCTGCCGGCCACGCCCGTCGGCCCGGTCACCGTGGACGCGGCTCCCGCGGCCCCAGAACTGCCCGTCGGGCCGGTAGCCCCGCCGTTGGTGTTCAGAAACGTCAGGAGCTGCGAAAGCGTCGCGGCCCGCGTGCCGACCGTTCCTGTCGGGCCGGACGGCCGCGAGAGGATCAGAAAGTCGCTGCCGGTGACGCCGGTCGCCGCGGGCAACTGATCGACGCGCTTGAAGAGCGGCATGATGTCACCCTTGAGCGGTCAGCGGGACAACGATCTCTTCGCCCTGGTCCGTGATGATGTACGTCTGATCGCGGTCCGACCGCTTCGTGTGGACGCGAACCAAATGCTGGAAGGCGTCGCCGTAGTGAAACAGCGGCACGCCCCTCGGCGCGGTGACCTCGTAGAACACCGACACCCCGCCAATGTCCTCGACGATCAGATCACCCCGCAGCGGCTCGCCGTACGGCAGGTCGGCCGTCTTGACGATGTAGTCCCTGCTCTCCCACTGCTCGGTGACACCGTTCTGGCCGCTCGACTCAAACATGCTCTTGCCGATCGTGGCGACGAACTGCGACGAGTTCGCGCCCCGCTTGTATGCCACGGTGAGCGACGCCGACGCAGCGAACTGGTCAGCGAGCCACGCGGCACCGTCGGAAAGCATGTCGGCCACGGGTAACCTCCAAGACACAAGACCGCCGGCGGTGCCCGAGGAGAGGCAACCGCCGGCGGCTTGCGGGATGAATCAAGCTCAGGCGGGGCCGGTGGCGTTCAGGTCGAACATCGAGCCAGCGTTCAGCTCGACATCGACGGTCGTGTCGCCGGCTGCCGCATCGACAGCCACGAGGCCGGCGATGCCGGTCGTGGTCGCGGAGCCCGTGACCTTCAGGTTGCTGTGGAGATAGGCCACGGCACCGGCGGTGAGAGCGCCGCCGGTGACCTTATCGAACGTGAAGACGCCGCGAACGGCGATCGCACCCTTCGCGCTGGCAGCGATCGGCCGGCAGACCACGCCGACGACCTTGCCGAGAATGACGACATCGCCGACCGCCTTGGCGGTCGTCGGCGTGTAATCCCAGACACCCGATTCGCTCTTGAGAGTCGCCATGATTCGATACCTCTACTGTGGATGTTTTGGTTGAGCGTCACCCCGGCGGGCCTGGACATTCCAGACCCGCCGGGCACGGATTACGCGGGCGTGGATCAGGCAGTTGCCATGCGGTAGCAAGCGCGGCTTTCGGCCTTGCTGACACCGAAATCGAAGAAACCGCGGACCTGAATTCCTAATACGTCGAAATCTGCTTCCGCCTGCTCGACCGTCGGCTGACGCTGACCGTTGAGGAACCCAACTTCCATCGTCGGGAGGTCCGCCGGGTCGGCCGCCAGCCACCACGTCGAAGACGAGGAGAGGTAGGCCGAATCGACGATCACGAACTTCCCGGCGAGCACGTTCGCCTGGGGCTCGAGCACCTTGGACGAGGTCGAGCCGAGCGACGACGCCAACAGCGTGTTGCCGGTTTGAATCTTGTCCGCCGTGATCCGCAGTCCCACCGGCACGAGCAGGATCTTCGGCGTGATGCCGAGAGGAGCCCCGTCCGGATCGGTGAGCGACCGATAGGCACCGTACGCCGTCTCGACCGAGCCGATCGCCAGAGCGTTGCCGGCACCGGCGGTCGCACCCTGGAAGTAGCTCGAGTTGGAAGCCTCGAACGCCGCCCAGAAGACCTGATTGAACTTCAACGCGGCACCGCGACCAAGCCGGCGGGGAACCGCCGTCAGAGCCCCGAGATCGTCGTTGATGATGTCGGTCCGAGTGATGGACGACATCCGGCCGTAGGTCTTCGCCTGGAGCGTGCGGGCCGCATCGCCGGCGTCAGCCGACTTGAGCTTCCCGTCGTTGCCCACTTCGTCGAACACGAACCCGCCGTCGAGGCGAACCCCGGTGGCGGCCTTGAGATCGTTCAGCGGACGCACGAGCGAAATCTGCTCCCACACCGATTCGACGGCCTCGAACCCGGACAGCAGGTACTTGCCGTAAGTCGCGGCGAGAATGTTGCTGATGTTGTGGGTAGCGAAAGCTGCCCGCAGCACCACCGCCACATTCGATGCGTTGACCTTCTGAGCCCCGTCGTAGCCGCCCTTGCGAGCCGCGCTGAGAAGCACGTCCTGCAGGCCGATCGTGCGGGACCGCTTGGCAGCGGCCTCGACCATCGGCGAATCGCCGTGCTTGGCTTCGATCTGCTTGCCGAGCCCGCCGACCATCTGCATGGCGGCGATCGTCACCTGATCGTCGTCGAGCTGCGGCTTGGTCGCGTGAATGGCCGGGCCGCGCCCGTCGCGGAGCGACTGGAGCAACTCGCCCTTCACCTCGGCCACGATCTGCTCGCGGATCGACTGCACGTCGATCTTCGGAGCGGCACTCGCCACGTCGCTCGGTCCGGTCGGCATCGCGCCGCCGTGCTCTTCGCTCTGCGCTGGCCCCGTCGGCATCCCGTCGGCGGCCTTCGTCTCATCGTTCATGGGAGACTCCCCCGCTTTCGCGGTAATGGTGACGGCCGTCGCTGCATCGGCCCCGAGCGTGACAAACGAGCATTCCCGCAGCGTGGAACGCGTTACGATTCGCACCGGACCTTCAAAGGTCCGGCCGTTGACTGTGACGGTGTCGCCAGACCCGACGAGCGTCTGCTCGTCCACGTCCGCGCCGACCGAGGCCTGCCACTGGTAGCCGCGGTCGCCGAGCTGGACGACCTGCATGGCCGCTTCGCATTGAGCGAGGATCGACCCGTCGATGACGAGCTGATCGCCGACGGTGCCGGTGCCCTGACCGAGGACCGACTCGAGCGAGTAGTCGTGCCCGAAGACGATCGGCACCACGCTCGGCACGGTCATGCCGGCGAGATCGATGACGACCGGCTCGCGGCTCCACGCCTGGCGGATGATGCCGCCGGTGTAGCCCACCATCGAGAACCGCGGAATCCGCGGCGTCGATAGACTTTCAGCCTCGCCGTAAGCGTCGGCGCTCAGGAATCGCACATCGGCCCGGAGCAGAAGGTTGCTCATGCGCTGCCTCCTTGCGTGGGATCGGGGACGACAAGCTGCGACGGACGCTCGCCAAGCGTCAGGCCGAGTTCCGCCATGAGCTGCCGCTCGGCAGCGATCTGCCGAAGCTCGACATCCCATTGCTTCCCTTGGCGGGCGTACTCGGCGGCGAGGCTCGTCGTGAGCGTTGCCAGCTTCGTCTCGGTGGCGTTGGCTTCCTTGTTGGGATCGACGCCTTCGCGGCCGTCCCAGACCCAAGCCCAATTCCATTCCGAGGCCGGCGGCAGGCCGGCGGGGATCATGCCGGGGACGAGCAGGGCTTCGTCGAGCCACTCGCGGAAGATGCGGTCGAGCCACGCCCGCTCGAGTTCGTCCCGCTCGACGCGGACGTTTTGCTCGTGCAGTTGGCCGTCCAGGCGGGCCGAAGAGTAGTTGTAGGAACTCGCGTCAAAGGCGGCCTTGTAATACGGCAAGTTCACGCCCCGAGCGATCTCGCTGAGGATCGTCCGCGTGAAGGCTTGGTGCGTGTTGGTCGGCTGTTCGGCCTTGAGCTGGGAGATATCCCAGCCCTCGGGGAGCGTGGTGAGCGTGCCCTTCTCGATCTCGATCGCCGCGAAGGCGTCCACCTCGTCCACCTGGGCGGCGGGCGAGTTGCTGTGGACGAACGCGGCGAGGTCGGCGGCGATCTCCGCGGCACGGATCACGGCCTCGGTGTAGCGCCGCATGTTCGCCGTCAGCCGCAGGCACGGCGTCAGTTCCGAGAGCCCGCGGTGCTGGCCCGGCCGGGTCGGCCGGAACCAGTGCAGCATGTTCTCGGCAAAGATCGTGTCGTACTCGTTGATCCCGATGAGGAAGTTGGAACCGGGGTGCGACGTGAGAACGTGGTACGCAATCACGTTGCCGTGCCGGTCCAGTTCGACGCCGTCCACGAGCGAGCCGTCGGGCGAGAT